TCAAGGCAACCTACAAGGCATCGAGTCGATGGTTTGCGCCGTATTCCAAAAGTTAGCTGCATCGCCAATCGTTATGAATATCGGCGCGGTAAGTGCTCCGAGCGTTTTAACGGTACAAAGCGGCGATTTACTAACGACAGACATCACTATCTCAATACTAACCGAGTGGAGTTAAGCATGAGCCTAACCGATGAAGATATCGCCTTTCTTATTAAGATAGGGCAGATTACCGAAGCACCAAAAAAAGAAACAAAAACACATACACCTACTACAGAGAAAAGCGAGGAATAGGCGATGGCCGTATTTCTATCAAACGGAGTGGTCGTAACGCTAAATTCGATCGCACTCTCCGACCATGTTACAAGCGCGACAATTAACCGCGTATTTGAGGAGCTCGAAGTTACCGCGATGGGCGACTCATCTAGAAAATTTACTAAGGGCCTAGAGACAAGCACGATCTCTCTAGACTTTTTAAGCGATACCGCAGCGGCTAACGTAAACGCTACTTTGCAGGCAGCCTGGGGTACGACCGTCCCAATTACGCTAAAGCAAACTAGCGCGACTACCTCAGCTACTAACCCTCAGTATGCTACGACTATCCTAGTAAATAACACTACAGATATTAACGGCGCGGTCGGAGATATCGGTACTCAGAGCATCACGTTTACGTGTAACTCACCAATCGTAATTACTACCGCACCATAACAAACTAACAAAGGGGCAAAAAATGGCACGACTCAAAATAACAAGGGCTACCGGCGAGGTAAGCGAGCATCAAATCTCGCCGCGAATTGAGTACGCCTTTGAGTTATACGCAAAAAAAGGCTTTCACAAAGCTTTTAGAGATGACGAGAAACAGAGCGACGTATATTGGTTAGCGTGGGAGTGCTTACGTACATCCGGCGAAACCGTACCAATGTTTGGAGCCGAGTTTTTAGATACTCTTAAAAAGGTCGAGGTACTAGACGACGAGCCTTTAAGCTAGGGCGCGGCACTCTAACCTATTTGGTAGCGCAACTATCGATACGGTTAGGGGTCGCGCCTCAAGCGATACTCGACTTAGATGCCGAGATGTTTAAGATGTTAGTAAAAGTATTAAACGAGCAAGCGGAGGAGTCAAAAAATGTCGGTAAAGTTAGACGGCGTTAAAGAGACTCTGCGCGCTATCCGTAAAGTAGATCCCGAGCTATTAAAAGAGATGAATAAAGAGCTCAAAGGCATCATGATCCCAATACGCGATAAGGCCCGAGGTTATGCGCCTACCGCTGCGCCGGGTGGCCTTTATAATTGGAACGAGGGCACCGTAGGTAAAAAGATTACGGCTCGTAATTCTGCCTTTCGTACTTTTAATAGCGAGGGCACTCTACGACGTTTTCCCTTTTACGATGCTGAGGCAGCTCGTAAAGGTATCTATTATTCTCAGGCTCCGAGCAAGCGTAATAAAAACGGTTTTCAGGCTTTGTATTTTATCGCCAATAAATCGGCCTCAGGTGCAATCTATGAAACCGCAGGCCGAGCTAACCCGGGCGGATCTCCTAAAAGTAAATCTAATAACCCCAATGCCGGCGCTAATTTTGTTAGTCGTATGGGCCCTCTATATGGTGATAGTCGCGAGCGCCGCGGTCGTATGATTTTTAGAGCGTGGGCCGAGGATCAGGGCAAGGCTCAAGCTGCGGTAATACAAGCGATCATAAATACAGTAAACGCCTTTAATCAAGGCCGTTACGATAAGGCTGCATAATGCAAAATATACCTAGCCTCGTCGTAAGCGCCGTCTCTACGTGGGACGGTAAAGCTCTTGCCAAGGGTCAGAAACAGATCGGCGGCTTTGAGAAAGGCGTAAAGACTTTAGCTAAAACTCTAGGCGCTACTTTTGGCGCAGCGGCTATGTTGTCCTACGGTAAAAATGCCGTAAAGGCTTTTGCAGAAAATGAAAAGTCTGCCAAGCGCCTAGAGATGGTATTAAAAAATATTGGTTTGGGCTTTGATACCGATGCTATTGAGAAAAACCTCGGCGATATATCCGCCAAGTTTGGCTATGAGGGCGAGATTTTACGCGAGTCTTTCCAAAAGCTAATAACCGTTACAGGCGATACCGCTAAGGCTCAAGATCTACTAAACCTATCGCTAGATGTCGCGGCCGGATCGGGTCAAGATTTACTTACCGTTAATCAAGATTTAGCGGCAGCCGTAGTAGGCAACACTAAAGGTCTAAGAAAATATAATTTAGGGCTGACTCAGACCGAGTTAAAGACTTTAGATTTTAATGATGCCGTTGAGTTACTGACTAAGACTTTTGCTGGAGCAGGTGCGGCAGAGCTTGAGACATACTCCGGAAAGATGCGCGTACTCAAAGAGGCGGCAGGTAACGCTCAAGAGATCATAGGTAAAGGTCTAGTAGATGCTTTGTCTAAATTAGGCGATGATAAATCGGTAGCTAGTTTAGCTAAAAACATGGAGGACGTGGCAGATTATACCGCCGATGTTATTCGCGGTATTGGCGTGCTTATAGAAAAGATTAAGAGCATACCGGGCGTTGAATTTTTAGATCCTCAAATGATCCCTCTTATACCGACTTGGATAGAGTTTTTTAATTCGCTAGGTAAAGTAGGACCTCAACCATTTACTACGCCTATGACGATATCGGGCTCTACCGATGCTCAAGTAAAGGCAGACAAAGCTAGAGCCGCCGCAGCCGCAGCCGCAGCTAAGCGCGAAAGAGAAAGATTAGCTTTATTAAAAAAGCAAGAATTAGCAGAGAAAAATAAACTTTCGTTATCAAAGGCTGCGGCCGTATTTGACACTAACCGTATCTCAATCGCGGCAGCTCTACAGGCTACGTATGACAAAGAGACACGCCTACGCCTTGAGGCGCTTATGGCTATTGAGGACGATCAAGGCGACCTAGCTCTTAAGAAAATAAACGAGTTAGCTGCTCTACAGAAAAACGCGGACCTTGCTAAGTTAGCCGGTATTACTACTATCGGAGATGCTGCACTAAGAGAGTTAAACACTCGCCTATTGGCAGAGCTAAAGGTAATCAATGATAGCAAGATGGCCGAGGATCAAAAAGAGATAGCTCGAGAGGAAGCGTTTAAGAAATATAACGCAGCTCTCGTAGCCGCCGGAGGTTTAGCAGACAAGAATAGTTACGACGAGCGCGTACAGATCCAACTAACCGAGATCGCCAAACTAGCAGCGCTTAGCAATACCCTTAATGCGAGCCTGACTCTTAATAAAATACGTGAGTCCGAGGAAATTACTACAATCGATAAGATCGCTAAGGCTCAAAAGGCCGCCGATGATGCACGGTATGCAGCTTTACAAAAGTACATAGCACTACTTAACTCCCTTGGAGCAGGTGGAGCAGGTGGAGCAGGTGGAGCAGGTGGAGCAGCAGCACCGGTTTATACAATTCCTAAAAATACAAAAGATTTTACAACTAATAATCCTGATATTAAAAAGTTAGTCGATGGTGTAATAAGATTTACTTCCGATAGTGTCACCGACCAATTTTTTACTGCTATCAACGCGGGAGCAGATTTACCCGGTGCCGTACGCGGTGCTAATTATCAAGCTAGAGCAGAGGCAGAATACCTAGCCTCTCTACAAAAAATCTCTTTAACAGATGCGGCCGCTCAAAGCTCACTTATGCAAGGTTTAGGCTCCGGGTTATCGTTAGCGGATGCGGCAAGCGGAGCGCGTTACGCCGCTCAAGCTAGAAATTACTACGTAACAGTAAACGCCGGGGCTATTGCATCTCAAGATGAGTTTACTACTCTGCTGCAAAATACGATCCAAAAGATTAACCGCGACGGAGATCCTTTAACGGTGGCAGGTACACTATGACCGTCCCTACGATAAATGCCGTTATTAACTTTTCTACGGGGCCGTCTTTTGCTCAAGCCATGATCCTAGGTACAGGCCAATTAGGTACTAACGTGCTGGCAGACTCCGAAGCGCTCATCGTAGATGTATCTAACGTAGTCGATGGTGTTACAACTACTCGAGGCCGTAACGCTCAGGCAGACGTTTTCCAAACCGGTACCTTAACTCTGCGTATCGTTGATCAAAATGGCGACTTTAATCCTCAAAATGCGGCCGGGCCGTACTACGGCTTACTTACCCCTATGCGTAAAGTACAGATCACGGCGACATACGCAGGGGTCGAGTATCCAATGTTTAGCGGCTTTATTACTAGCTACACAACTACTACGCCTAAGATGGCTACCGATGTCGTGTACACGACTATTACGGCGGTAGATGCTTTTAGACTTTTCCAAAATAGCCAAGTCTCGACCATTACTCTAGCTGAGGCCGGCGACTTACCGGGCGAGCGCGTAAACGCTATCCTCGACGAGATCGCTTGGCCTCCATCAATGCGCGAGATCCAATACGGCGACACTATCTTTCAGGCAGACCCGGGTACTCCTCGTACGGCTTTACAAGCTCTACAGACGGCTACCATCTCCGAATACGGCGCTTTGTATATCAATGCTCGAGGATCGGTAGAGCTCAAAGATCGTGCCTTTTGTATCGACTCTCAGGCTTTACCCGTAACTCGCTTTAATGACGATGGCACCGATATAAATTATTTTAATGCGGTATGGCGTTTAGATGATACGCAGGTCTATAACTCTGCCTCTATCACCAAGATCGGCGGCACGGCTCAAATTGCAGAGGATCAAGCCTCTATAGATGAGTACTTTGTACACTCGTATAATCAACAAAATCTAGTAATGGATACCAACCAAGCGGCACTCGATTACGCACGTGCCTACGTAGCAAGCCGCAAAGATACGCAAACTAGATGCGATGCCGTAGAGCTTGATCTTTATATGGCAGATTATGACGATGGCATATTAGCCGCACTTACTTTAGATTTTTTTGACCCGGTAGAGGTTACGACTAATCAACCTGGTAACTCGACCCTGCAACAGACTTTACAAGTATTTGGCGTAGTGCACCGTGTTACGCCTAACTCATGGAAAACGACATTTACTACACTAGAGCCGATTATCGACGGCTTTATATTAAACTCATCACTATATGGAGTGCTCGATACCTCCGTATTAGCATACTAAGGAGCAAGAGATGGCAGCTGGTCTAGGTTTTAAGACCTTTACAACCGGTGAGGTATTAACGGCCGGCGATGTAAACGGCTACCTCATGCAGGGCATTAACGTATTTACAAACTCCACCGCTCGCGATGCGGCTATTACCGCACCGGCCGAGGGACAGTTTGCATTTACAAAAGACAATAACTCATTATGGTATTACGACGGTGCAGCTTGGGTAGCATCAGGCGCAACGGGTGATATCGAGGGAGTTACCGCAGGTGTAGGTATTAGCGGCGGAGGTACCTCAGGTACCGTAACCGTAACTAACTCGATGGCTACGGCTATCGATGCTAAAGGTGATTTAGTACCGGGCACGGGTGCCGATACTTTTGCACGTTTGGCCGTAGGCGCTAATGACACCGTACTCACGGCAGACTCAAGCACGGCTACCGGCTTAAAATGGGCAACGGTCGCCGGTGGCGGTATCACTCTTTTATCAACAACAACATTAACAGGCTCCTCCGTAACCGTATCAAGTATTAGCGGCTCTTATCTTAATTTGTTTATAACGATCGAGGATTTAGGTACGGGCGGAGCAGTGGGTATTTGTAGGATGACCGTCAATTCGGTAACAAGTTATTTAGCCGTAGGTGTCGATAGCGGTACCTCAGCTATCTTTCAAAGTAGTGCCAATATTCCACTATCAGGAAACCGAGGCATGAAAGATACAGGCGGGGACTACAAGGCCGCCGTAGTAAACATTTACAATTACTCCGGCACAAATGGTTACAAGGCCTTTGATGTCGTCTCCGGTTGTACCAATACCGGCGGCGGAGATGCAGTAACACAAGCCGGCGGTAACATTTTTACAGAGGCCGCAATTACGAGCGTAACCGTGTCTATGTCTGCGGGTAGTTTTGACGGCAACCCTACAATGAAGATCTACGGAGTAAAATAATGACTAATCCAATAATCCGTGAGCATAACCTTGATACTAATGAGGTTATTGATCGTGAAATGACAGACTCGGAATATGCCGAATTTCTGAAATCTTTTGAGCCTACTCCCGAGGAAATCGCTAAACATCAAGCGAAAGAAAACGCTAAGGCTAAACTAGAGGCTCTAGGTTTAACTCTTGACGATTTAGCAGCTTTGGGCCTTTAATGGAAACTAGCTATAACGGCTATCCGGCCTCTAAAGATCCGGCCGAGATAAAAATAAAGTCCTACCCCGTAAAGGGTACGGATCGTAAGCTAAGGTGCGCCGAAAGCGTGGGCCCGCTTTTGGCCGCCTTTGCTGCGGAGTTTCACGAGCTAATCGAGCCTATCGATGAGGGCACGTTTGACGATTGGGCATACGCCTATCGGATGGTACGAGGTAATCCGACAAAACTCTCATGCCACTCATCCGGCACCGCTATCGATCTAAACGCGACTAAGCACCCGCTCGGCAAGTACGACACTTTCCCGGCTGAGAAAATACCGATGATTAGAGCCCTTGCTAAAAAGTACGGCCTCAAGTGGGGCGGCGACTTTAAGAGCAGGCCGGACGATATGCACTTTGAGGTAGAGGTATCGGCTATTAAGGCTAAACAACTAATAGAAAAGTTAGGATTAAAAAATGAATAAAAAACAATTAGAGGCAGCAGCTAAATCATATGCACGAGCAGCGCTCGCATCTGTAGCAGCTTTGTATATGTCCGGTATTACTGACCCAAAAGTATTAGCTAATGCCTTTATCGCCGGCCTTGTAGGTCCGCTACTTAAAGCGGTACAACCAAGCGAGAAGCAATACGGCATAGGCTCTAAATGATCCGGGCCCTGATAGGGGCGATAGTGGGGACTATCCTCCTATCGGGGTGCGGTTACCAAGGATGGGTACGGTATGAGTG